TCTTCCACAGAGTATCTTGGGGTATTATCAACGATGGCTAGACTTTTGTCGACATTGGGGTTGTTAATGTCTGCACTAGTGCTAGGCTGGGTGTAATCGACTACTGTGTAGTCTCCTTCCATACCCATCATGTGTGGGTCATCATAGTATGGGTTATCTCTTCCTCTCACTTATTCCACCTCCCGAATCACTTGGGGAAGTAGTCTGCAAGCATTGAGCCCTCAACAGGGAGTCCCGTAGTATTGATGATTTTGAATCGCAGGCGACCACCAGAGCGCTGCTTGAACATGTTGACTTGTTCTGGGGTGAGTTCAAGAACTCTGTACTTCCAGCCAATCATTCTAACTCTTCCGTCGAGGATGTACTCGTCAGAGTCGTTGATGTATCGAATGGTTGGCAAGTTGTTTTCTCCGTGCTCAATAAACAAGGAGTAGTCCCAGTTAGGAGCTTCGGGAGAAGATACGCTTCCGTCGATGGAACCCGAGAGACCCTCAATTTTGCCTTCGGTTCTGGCCGTACCAGACTCACCTTCGGGAGCTTCGTCAAGGACATACTTGGGGACACCAGCAGGGTGTTTTACCATGATTTTACCAGACACAGTACCTGCTTGAAGCAGGTGTTCTGCAGTTCCGTCACCTTTGAACCCAATTGGGGTACCGCCAGCGTTTGGGGAGGTGTTTGAAGCAGAGTGCCAATTACCTAGCTCAGCGTTCATGAACTTAGGCTGAAGTGGAAGGGTTGGGCACAACTGGTACAAGTTGCCTTTGAATGGTTCAAGGTCGTCAAAGGAGATGTAGCCAGAGTCAAAGTCGGGCTTTAGGATGTTTCCTTTGAGGTCTGCGGCAGATGCACCATCGCTAATGTCATAGTACGCTTGAATGGAGTGGATACCATACTGAGCCAAAGCTGTACCGTCAGTTCCGTTAAGTGCTTCGGGGGAAGCGGTGTGTCCGACATTCAGGGTATCTGCAAAGAACAGGTCAACGACCATTGGTTCAACTGCGGTCACCAGATGCATTCTGCTTCTGATGCGGACTAGGTATCCGGGTTCAAGTTTGACACCTTGCGAATAAATCGGGGTGTCTGCTACATTTGCTACTCGTCCGAACGCGTTTCCGCTTCGGTTTCCTTGGTTTGCGTTTGCCATATTATCACTTCTCTATCTGTGTGCGGGCTGGGCCCTTAGCATATCCGATAGGAAGGTTGCATATAATGCCTTTCACTGAAGCGGCTTATTTCCTCTTAGCCATCCTACTAACATATATCTCTCTCCTTTGGTTACTGGAGTTACTTTGTGTAGGATAAAGGAAGGGAATAGAATCATCTTCCCTTGGACCAGAGGAACTGAAACGTCCTTTGGGCTAGTCTTTACAATGAGTTCTCCGCCTTCGTAATTTTTTGGTGGACTCAGTGGTATCACAAACGATAGCTTTCGGTACATATGCTCACCGCCACCGATATCAAGGTGCCACCCGTAGTGTCCACCAACATTGTACTTTAGCAGTTGAAGTTTGTCCATACCCTCAAGAGAATACTGCCAAATTGTTGAATTGACTTGTCTTGCTGCATTTACTACGAGGTCGTATAACTCTGGGTTGTCACTTGAGTCAATGGCTTTAGCTAGAGTTTTCCTGATGCCTTTGTTTACTGCGGGCCTTGCCCCTATACCTGGTACATCGAGGTCCTTGCCGTATTGATGAATCAACTGACCGCAGTGCTCTGGTGATAGCACTGGCTCAGTTGTAATAGAAGTCGCAGAAAATCTCATGATTATGCTGAGATTCTTTGCGTACATAAGGGTGCTTGAATGACCCTTTGAGAAAGTGTAGGTCAACAGGGGCCGAAGCCCCCGTTGACTTACGGGAAACTGACGCTCCGAAGAGCCGTTCTTTGTAGGTGTGTTGCCACACCAGTTGCTACTGCGAGAGTAGGTTCTTTTTGACTTGGTCGTTTACCGAATCAAGCGATTCTGCCGATAGCCAAGATGGTGACGAGAGCGCCAGCACCTGCGATACCATCGTTGAGTTCAGCAGCAGTGCTGGACTCGGTGATAGCGTCTAGGCCGTCTGTGACTTTTGTTGCACCGAGGATACCGGAGTCATCCAAGAGTGGTTCAAGGTCAAGAGTTCTAACACCGTGGTTACCAGCGAGTGTGGTAAGGTCGGATGCGAACTGAGCAGCCATGAGTTGAGCCTGTAGCAAGTGTGGGAACCCTTGCATTTCGTCAGTCTCAATTCCAGTAGGCGAAGCGTCCGTGAACAAGTCGTCTGCGGTCATGGTATCGTTTGCGTTGATTTGAGCCATACCGACGTTGAGAATTCCTTCCCAAACCATTCCACGGTTGTTAGCATCAGTAGCGTCGTACTGAGAGCCAGCCATAGGAACTGCGTTGATATCTTTCAAAATGTTGCCTTCGACAATGTCAGTTAGAGCGACAGCGTATCCTGTTGCGTCAACGTCGCCGTCAGCGACGAAGCAAGTAAAGTCTGGGCGAACTGCCGCAGGGTATTTACGAGATGCAACAGAGTGTACGTTTTCTGCCATTGCTTTGGTTGTGGTAGCGTCAGTCTCGATAATCAACACGTTCGTTCGAACGAGTTGAAGGTTGGAACCGAATGCGACGTCAAGTCCTCCTAGTGAAGCCATAACTTGTCACCTCCAATGTTACTGTATTCCCCGGAGGGAATCAGCTCAACTCTCCAATGTTTTGAGTCAATTGGATGAGTTCATGATGTTGACCTACAACGCTGCCTATAACTCGCCACTTCTCAGCGCCAGAGATGGTGCTGTTTCCGAAGGATGCAGCTCCACCGACAACTCTGTGAGAGCAGTTGATGTTCTTTTCGGGTTCGATGACGATTGGGCTTTCGTACCAGACGAAAGGCTCTTCAAGAACTTCGAAGATTTGTTGGTCGATGACAGGTGTTTCGATACCAGAGATAGCCCATTGGTGCTCGGTAATCAAAAGTGGTGTCACAGGGTATTGAATACCCATGATGAGGTAGAAGAACTCTTCAAGAGACTTGAAAGAGAGTGTCTTGCTAGCCCATCCGAAGGAGTCAACGCTAACTGAGTTAGGGTTGCCTGTGCTTCCGGACGAAGGAATCAACCATTGGCCGAAGGTTCCTAGAATACTGAATTGGTCAGCACGTAGGATACCCTTACCATAGTCGCCCTTAGGCCACACGCCTTGGCTGCCTTTGCCCCAGTGGGGAAAGTTGCTGGCGATTTTCGTTTCAATAAGGGACAGATAAGATTTAATCTGTCCAGTCGGTCTATCGTAATAGGGTCTTAGCTCCATATTTTTGTTCTCCTGCCCATTTGGGCAATTAGCCCCATAGAGGTTTCATATATGAAGGCGTTGGTTTAGTTGAATCTTGCTTGAATCTCCGTAGACATCTTTTTACATGTGAGCGCTATCAGCCAAGTATGTCCGACCAGTCTTCTAAGCAGATAACCATCCGCTTTACTTTGAGTGACTGGGTGCAGATACTTAAGGAAGCTCAAGATGAGGGTATCAAGCCCGTTCAGTATATTCGTAGCACTGTACTTAAGAGACTGAGTGGTACTCTTGTAGATGTTAAGTCCATAGACGCTTACATTAGGCAGAGAGAAAAGGATAACCTTCTCAACAACCGTCGCCAACTTTGAGGTAGTAACTTGTCAACCATTTTAGAGTGGCTTTACGACTCTGTCGCACTTCTTTGCTTACTAGAAGTACTTTGGTGGCTAGGTATTGCGACGTTTTACAAGCTAGCCAAGGACTTAGATAAAAGGTGAGCCGCCGGCGAAACTGGAGAAATACAATCCAACCCGAGAACCGACGACTCGAGGTTCTCGAGCAAATCTACGTCGGGTACTTGGTATAAGAAAGTAGGGGTGGAGACGAGGTGAGAATGAACGAGGTCCGGGACACCTCGCCTCCGAACCACACCCCCAACAGGAGAAGAAGTGCAGTGGATTGAATTCCCGGACAAAGTGTCCTAGGGGTATTCACTATAAAAAAAGTTTGAAGGTCCTGACACCTACCGGGGCCCGAAGGCCCCGGCAGAGCCGAGGTGTATAGGTATGTCACCATACCAGTTCTACTTAGTTAGTTCTCGACTTCCTAAGTAGGTTCTTTACAAGGTCGCTGAGTTATTATCTTCAGAAGATGTTAACTCGAGGAGCTGCGCCCATACCGAAGAGTTGGTTACTCTGTGGTTCATCGAGCATCTCCATCTCACCCATGCCTTCGTGTGCGTTACCTAGGTAGCCAAGGTAGCCGCCTCTGTATCCAGCGATGCTTCCTCTGTAGCCGTGCATTCCGTTCATTTGGAAGTACTGGGTAAGAGCAGGCACTCTGCTGACAAGGACACCAGCGGTGAGGACACCGATAGCGGTCATGTTAGCAGCGATGGCTGTCTTCTCGTTAACGCCAGCAAAGTTAACTGCAGCGTAAGCGAGAGCCGAGGTGGTAAGGACACCGAGACCGAGTTGACCAATCTCCGTGGAGATGTAGTTGCCAACCAATGGGACTCTTGCGAGTTGGTTGGTGAGGTTCACACGGTCAGCGACCATTAGAGCAACTGATGGCAGAGCGAGACCAGCAAGGATAACACCAAGAGCGGACAAATCCATGTGCTTCTTAACGAAGCCAGTGAATCCACCGAGTTTTGGCATTTTCATTCTGCGGGCAGTTCTGCGTCGAGCAGTCTTGCGTCGAGCGGTTCTGCGTCGAGCAGTGGACTTGCGTCGGGTCGTGGACTTGCGTCGGCTTGTTCTTCTGCGCTTTGCAGGAGACTTTCTGCGTCGGGTCGTGGACTTGCGTCGGGTAGTCTTTCTGCGCTTTGCAGGAGACTTTCTGCGACGGGTCGTGGACTTACGTCGAGTTGTTCTTCTGCGCTTTGCAGGAGACTTTCTCCTACGGGTCGTGGACTTGCGTCGAGTAGTCTTTCTGCGCTTTGCAGGAGACTTTCTGCGACGGGTTGTCGATTTACGACGGGTTGTCTTTTTGCGTCGAGCGGGTGCTCGGCGGCGAGTCGTAGATTTACGAGCTGCCGTCTTTCTTCGTCTTGTGGTAGTTTTTCTTCTAGCCATTTTCTTTCCTCCCTTTCGGGTACGAGTACTACTCTTCCGCTTGGTTGTTGTCTTCCGACTCGCAGCCTTTTTGGCAGCTCGTCGCTTTGCAGGTCTGCGAGGATTCAAGATGACAACTTCTTGCAGAGGCATAGTACTCAACAGGTCCCAAGGACGTCTAACATATAAAGAAGTTGGAAAGTATGACAACGCAATAACTGTAATAAGTACAGCGTACCTCGCATATTCAATGAGCACAAGAAAGCAGGCACAGAATAGGGTTAAGTCCCATCCTGTGACTGTTACCTTAGACAAGGAACTTCTTGAGTGGTTAGAGTTTCAAATTCAAAACAGAGTCTTTGCTAACAGAAGCCATGCAGTTAACCAAGCGATTGGCTTTCTACAGTGGACACTTAAGACAAATCCTAAGATGTTTTACGGGGAACGAATTGCTCAACCACCTCAGCCAAGTCGTCCGCCGCAGCCCGATAAAGGGCCGAACTTCCCTCGCTGATGAGAATTACTACGCTAGGTATGGATAGTACTAGACTACTGTAGTTAGAGCAGAAGGTAACCGATGAATCCATTGAGATAATTTCTGTATCACTGAAGTTATCAAAGTAACCTAGTACTGTTGTACTAAGTTCTTTATCTGATACCTCTGGAATCCTTGCAACGACAAAGTCAAGAGTCGCTACCTGGGGTGTAAGGCTTGGGTCAAAGGTTCGTATGTCAATGTGAAAGTTTGAGTTGACTCCGGCATCGTGAAGTTGCTTCATGAAGTCTGAGTTAAGTGACTCGGAAGTATTGTGGTTTAGCACCGAATCGGACACCCGTGGCATCAGAAGAGTTGGTTCAATCCTACGAAGTTTAAGTGAAGCCATTACCATCCGAGCAAAGTGCTCAGAGGTTGGCGAGGTGCGCGAATCGGTAACTGTGATAACTACCATCTGGAAAGACGGAGGCCACCTTTCCTCTTAGGTCTATCGGCAGATACAGGCTCGTGCTTCTTCCATCCACCGCCGCCGGTCGTGTAGTAAAACCAAAACTTGTTCATGTCTTGGAAAAAGAAGTCTCTGGGGTAGTGGTCTAGATTTTTACTCTTGAGATAGTCGGGTCGGTCATCAATTTTGAAGATAAACTTGTTTTCACTTTGAGTGTACACGGTGTCGTTGAGTAGCTGCATTCTTTGAGTTAGCGCCATACCTACTATACCTAGCCCTGCTCCTACTGTCCATATCATTTCTATTGCTTTACTACTTCCTTTCTTTGTGTATAGTTGTAGTTCGTCGATAGCGATAACTCGGCGTATTCTTCTAAAGCCATCTGTGCGTTGTAGGTTAAACACCAACTCAACCATCCGGTCAAGTGCTTCTGTGTTTTCTGGAGAAGTCGCTGGTGTTCTAAAGACAATACAAGGGACCTTTTGGAGTAGTTTTTCGTAAACTTCCATCGGGCTGTAACACACTTCTCCAAGGTTCGCATAGTCCCTGTCATGCTTTGGGTCAACGAAGATGGTGTGCACTCGGTCTTCTTGAAGGCGTTTGAGAACCTCGCCTGTGAAGTAGGTTTTGCCCGAGCGAGTCATCCCTAGAACAACTGAGTGGCGAGTCCTCACTGAGTCAATCATGGTGCCCGACAGCTTCGCCATGATTGGTTTAGTCTTCATCCGCTATTTCAAAAATACTCTTCGAATGGGTCATCTTCAGAGAACTCTCCGTGTCTCCATTCTGGTGGGTTGGGCTTATCCTTGACTGTCTTATCTTCAATGCGCTTCCATATCTTCTTGATTCGTGGATGCCACGGAACTCGTTCGC